TGTGGAATTAACTTTTGGATTATATCGTTCTTAGTTGGGTCTTTGGAGTATATCCCCTTACCAAAGATTAAATCAGCGATACCCTCAATACATGCTGAATTGGTTGTGGATATATTATACGCTGCAGTGATTGCGGTAAAGAAATCATCATGCCCACCTAAACCATAAGGAACCCAGTTATATCGGGTCTTAGTGTCTTCAATTACTTGTGGTATGGAATTATTACCATATGATACGACTGATAGTTTCGTTTGTTTTTGCATTTTAGTCAATTATTATGTATTCGTTTGATGAGGTGTTAGAAATATAGCCATCATTTTGATTTAAGTATTCTGATTTTTCTATGGATTGTGATGCAAAGACTGCAATAGTTCCATGCCAAATGGGTTCTGAACTACCTGAATTAATGATTTTAACTCTATACTCACTACCCACAATTGATTGCGAGATACTTGCAGTGAAGGATAGCATGGATTCATACCCATTATATGCAACCCCACTTAGTGATGCAGTGGTATTTGTTTGTAATGTCATATCTTGCAATGACATTGTGAATTGATTTGATGCTGTAGGTTCGGTTCTAATAGTGAATCCGTTGCTTCCAGATATGTAATAGGTCAGCATTATCTATGTATTTGGTTATATTATCTTATATTTAACACTCTAAACCAAAAAAGTAGTAGGCATAAAAAAGGGAGACATGATATCTCCCTCAAATTTATTTCTATCTATTTACCTATTACGGGTTAGAACCATAAACAACTGTGTAGTTAGCAGTTAAACCAGCTAATGCGTTAGTTGTTGTTGAACCTGATAAGAAAGCTGCTGGTAATTTCTCCATACCTGTGAACACAATTCCGCTGTAACCGTAAAGGTCGCCGAATGCTCCACCTGTTTGAATTGAACCTGCCGTCACATCTGCACCTTCGGTTCTACCTACTAATAATGCATCACCATTGTTGGTAGCTACGATTATCTGGGGTCTGCCGTAGGAGAGTGTTTTAAGGGCCGTGGTCATCTCATTAGTCAACTTCTTTAAGTTAAGGGTTAATTCTTGATTAAAGAATGTAGTTCCATTATCTCGGCTAGAATTAACTTGCTCGGCATATGAACTGTTCCCTTTTAATTCGTAATAGTATAAAACTGAGCCTGATGGTACTGCGGTGATTTCACCACTACCATTTTCTGTGAAAGAAGCGGTAGTATAGTTGATAAAGTAAACTCCTGAAAGTCCACCTACACTATCCTTACACGGCTCAAATCTTCCGGTTGTTATATTACATGGCATAATTTATCTATTTTTATTTTCGTTATTTAATAAGTCGTAGGTGAGTTTCTGTTCTACGATACTCCTCACCTACTCATTAATTTATTTTATTAGTATGCTCCGTAGTATACTATATCTTGTCCGATACCGAACTGAACACCCGCTGTATATCTCATGATAATTCTATATGTCAAATCTCCTGTGATATCCGCTTGGTCAATCACTTTTACTTGATTATAATCTGACATCAACCCGGTCCCGAAGAACAAGTTTGATTTTTGTGCTGCTACGATTTTATTATCACTCATACCTGGACAAACTACGATTTCAATTCCTTGGAAGTTGAATGGTTTTTCACCAACGTTCATTTGTGTATTAAAACCGCTTTGGTTGGCGTTACCTCCAAGTGCAGTTTGATAATTTTTCCCCACCTGATTACCTACATAGATAACTAAATCTTCTTTACCATAAACAGCAGAAGGGATAGTGTTATATACGTTACCTAATTTGTTGATTACGTTTGCTGCTGTAATTGAACCTGAATCAATAACTGAACCAGTTCTTGCTGGTAATACATCTGTTGCACCTGCTACTAATACTGAAGCAGAAAGTAAGTTTTGGAATCCTAAGAAAGAACCATTGGTTGCAGTACCATTCCAAATAGATTGTTCAGTTGCTTGTCCTACGAATTGTCCTACATAACTCACCAAATAGTCATTAAAGGTGGCTGGGATGGTGGAAAATGCGGAGTATCCAAGTTGAAGCGAATTCCATGAATCAATAAATTCTGACTTGCATAAAGACAAGTTGACTTGTAATTCTTTTGGTTCTAATACTCTTTCAGTTAATGTTACTGAACCTGATGTTACGAATTCACAACTTGCATCTTGTACGATACCTGCTAATGCAATCTTCTGTAAGTTTTCTTTGAATTTTACATTAGGGTGAATTGTGATTAATTTATTATCTAGCGTTTTTGCAGATAATAATGCGGCCGCTATATAGGCCCCAGCCTCCCCTTCGTAATTTGAGGTAATTTGTGGCTCTACGAATTTTTGAATTTTTTTCATATTCATTTTGTTTTTTTAAATTTTTTTAATTATTATACATTCTTTGTAGTACTCTTTCGTGAGCACTAACTACTTTTTTTCCAAAGTTTAAATCAGTTGGTTTTGATAATTTAGCTTCAGTAGGTGCACCATCTAATTTAGGTAACTCCTCTTCTTCCATTTCTTCTTCCTTCTCGTCTTCTGTTTCTTCTTTAACTGCTTCTAAAGCTGTCATTTTCTTTTCCATTTCATCAATACGATAAGCCAACTCTTCTATTTTCTTACCCATCTTTTGGGCTTCATCTTCTTCTGCAGGGACTTCAGTTTCTTCCATCTCCTCTTCTTTAGGTGCTTCGGGTGTTACTTCCTCTTCATCCTCTTCCAATTCAACGTTTTCTCTCTCTGTAATCTTTCCGTCTTTAGCAATGACTTTGATAAGTACTTCGTTTCCCTCACTATCTTTAAGTGTCAATTCATGCTCTCCGTCTGGTGCTAATGTTTTATTTCCATCTTCACCGATTACAAAAAGGTCTTCACCTACATCAAAAGTTGATGCCTCAACTAAGGTGCCATCTTTTAATTTTGCATAAGTTAATTGGACTTCTTCCGTAGAAAGTAAACCAACTATTCTGCTTAATACTGTTTTTGCGTTCATAATCTGATTTTATTTATATATTTAACAATCGTTTATAGAAAAGTAGTAATTTTTCTTAAACTTTTTCTTTTTATTTTATGAGTTGTTGATAATAAACCAACCAACTGTGTCTGTATCGGCAACTCCTGATGATTGAATTGTAAATGTTCCACTACCTTTTGATGAGATAGCTACTGTTCCTATTTCTGCATTAGTTTGTTTAGTCAACATTATTATACTATTAGCCGTTACTAATGAATTACTAACTACAACTGATGCAGTTACTCCACCATCTAATACTGCAGTTCCTGCTTGTTGGTTAGAACCCGTTGTAAAGTTGACAGGTGCTTTCATCAACCATGCAGTTTCATTATATTGTGCTTTGATACTACCACCACCGGTTGAAAGGATAATGTTATTATTTACTATTTCTCCTACACCTTGATATCCACCTAATAATAAATTATTATCTCCAAAGATATTATTACCTGCTGATGGTCCGATGTAAGTATTATTACTACCTGAGATATTAGTAAATCCAGCACCATCACCAATTCCAGTATTTTTTATACCAGTAGTATTTTTATTTAATGCACCTGTTCCAATTGCAGTATTTTGACCACCTGATGTATTCTCTGCTAATGCTTGACCACCTAATGCAAAGTTATTAACACCAGTTGTCACTGCTAATGTATTAAAACCTATAGCAATACTATCTAAATCTGAGCCACTAGCGTATCTCATTGCACCTTGACCAATAGCAACACTTTTTGCAACACTGCCGGTTATTTCACTCATTGCGAATTGACCTAAAATAACACTTGTATTAGTTCCGTTTTTATTTACAAATGTAGTTTCACCTTGTATACTTACTGCACCTGATACTAATAAACTACCAGTTATTGTTTGGTTACCCTTAAATGAATTACTTCCGGTTGTTGCAAATGCACCAAATGGAGAGAATTGAGTTGCATCTCCTTTGGTAAAGGTTAAAGTGTTTCCACTAAATGATGCAGTAACTAAAAGAGAACCTGTATTGATAGATACTGAACTTCCATTAACTAATAAACTTCCAGTTACACTTACATTACCATTAAAATTTGAACTACCACTTACGTTTAATGTACCTTCTACGAATGTATTAGAACCTGAATCAATTAAGAAACCAGTCTTTCTAGTCGTTGATGTTCCTGTTCCAACAGAGAATACCATTTCACCTGTCTTATTTCTTATACCATCATTTGCATTGTATCTACCGAAATGACCACTACCACCTTCTGTTAATGTAAAGGAGTTTGAAGCAGTTACGATTAGATTTTGTCCAGCTATTATACAACCATTCAAATCTCTATAACCACCTGCACCGGTTACGTTTGAGAATATAGTATTAGACCTACCTAATATACTATTATCACTAAAATTAGCATTTGATGCTGTGCCTAAGGAGCCAGTAACACTTATAGTGTGTGATTGTCCTTGAAATAGATTTCTATTAGCACTCATTAAACCAGCACCAGCCGAACCTGAAATGGAAGTATTATTTATTGTTGGTCCACCTAATGAAAGGGCATTAGCAATTGAAACTGCTGAACCTACTGCAAGGACTGTAAATGCACCATATGAATTACTTACTCCACCGACAGATGTATGAACACCTGTGGCATTTGCATTGGTATATGATATTGCACCATTTGTAATATTATTACTCGCGTTAACGTTTGCAGAACCGGATATATTAGTGATGGTAATACTAGAACCTGCTATTACGTTACTACTAATAGTTTGTGTATTACTCGTTAATAGGATACGAGGTGAGGTATTTGTTATACTACCACCAAATGAACCATTATTATTCATAGAAACTGTTCCACTACCACTTAATCCACTTGCTATTTCAGCAGTAGATGCGGAAGCAGCATTGATTGTAATCGTTCCGTTATTATTAAAATTACTTTGAAGGTTTAATGAGCCTGTAAATCCTAATGCATTTATTGTAGTTGTACCCGTTCCACAAATTATATTTTGTGAATAGGTATGTGTTCCAGTATTTACGGCTTGGTTAATAGCAAAGTTACCTGTTCCGTTGAATATGTTATTATTCATTACCGGCCTATTACCACTTACACTTGCTGCCGATTGGGTTATTTGTGAGTTTATACCATTGCTACTATTTAAGTAAAGGTTATTACTACCACCTATGTATCTTGTATATCCAGTTGTTACTGCTGCAGGATTAGTAAATATGTTATTACTACCTGAGATGATTGTATCACCTGTATTATTATTCGATTTGAATATTAAATTCGTATTACCATTTATTTGTGATGAGGTTAAATGTGCAAGTGCAGCATAAGTTGGTGTTGCAGTTGAGTTTCCTATTACCAAACTACCACTCCTACCTAATAAATAAACTTCGCCTGTGGAAGTTCCTGATATATCACCTATTGATTCTACACCTTTAAAGTTATTACTACCCGTTGTAGCGAAACTACCTGTGTTGATTGAACTACCCGTTACTGCTAGTATTCTACTATTCAATGAAGCACTGAATGGTATAAAGTTTACATCTTGTATTAGGGTTGAACTACCTGAGATGGATATTGAACTACCTGCTTTTAATTGTATACTACCAGTAGCATTATCAAACTTTATCGTGCCTGTATTACCACTATTGTTAAATAGGATACTACCACTACGCGATTGATTTTCAAATGAGACTGGAGTAGAACCCGTTGAGGGAGTTGCACTATCATTTATTGCAAATGCAACACCTGTGTTTTGACCTGTAAATGATAAAAGAGTTCCTTGATTATTACCATCACTCTCTGCTAAGAATAGATATGCTCTATCAGCTTGTGAAGTATCACCAAAGTTTAATCTATTACCATAGCCTAACATTGTTAAACCTTGTATTGAACTTGATATTTGTTGTTCCCCTATAAATCTATTATTTCCACTATTACTTCCAGTTGTTGCAAATCCACTTATATTAAATGTAGATGCATCACCTTTTGTAAATGTTATATTTCTTGTTGATGTATCAAATGATGCAGTAACTAAAAGTGAGCCGGTATCAGTTGAACCTCCGCCACTACCTGTTGCTACTGTTAAAGTAAATTGAGATGAATCTCCTTTGGTAAATGTTAAAACATTTCCAGCAACACTACCGGTTGTCATAAAACTACCTGTGTTTATTGTACTACCGAATGATGATGTTGGTGCAGTTGTATTTCTACCACTACTATTACCAACCCACACATATCCATTCTGTAATGATGCAGTTAAATTACCACTTATATCAGTAGAGCCACTTATGGTAGTAGAGCCAGATATTACAATATTTGCTGATTGTAATAGAATGGAATTTCCAACATTAGTACTAACTGTTTTTATATTGATTGAATCAGGATATGCGGGTGAGGGAGAACCTGCTAAACCTGATGTAAGATTAACAATATTAGCTCCATCTGACCTTATAGCTCCTACTGTAATATCTGCATATTGACCACTTGAAAAAATCCTATTAGTATCAAATATACCAAACTGAATAGAGTTAGTACTTTCTATTCCAACATTGGCTTGAAAGCTTTTTTCTGCTGTAATAGTTTGAGTAGTATCAGTAGTTACAAAACTACCGGTAAGACTACCGGTATTGAATGCACTACCTGTTTGGACTGTTAAAGTAAATGTTGATGCATCTCCTTTGGTAAATGTTAAGTTGTTTCCACTCACACTACCTGTCACCATTAAACTACCTGTGTTAATATTACTTGCGAATGATGAAGTAGAAACTGCTATAGTTCTATTACTACCATTACCCACATAAGTAAATCCATCTTGTAGGGATGCAGTGAATGTTCCGTTGATAATATCTAAAGATGAACTTACCCTTACTCTACCATTTTTTGCTGCTAAGTCTAAATTACCACTTACTGATGAGTTTACT